CCCGAAAGAAAAACAATACGAAAAAGAAACACGAAGAATGGGCATCAAGATTCTGTCGGCAGATGTGAATGTGTCTGGAGTGTCGTGGTCTATTGACAGAAAAAACAACGCCATCAGGCGTGGCTTGTCCTCAATCAAAGGCGTGGGTTTCACTTGTGCGGAAACCATCATCGCCAACGCCCCGTTTGTTTCCATTGAAGACTTGATTGCCAAATGCCCAGCAAGAAATGTGACTGGTGGAAAAAACTGGGGCAAAGACAAAACTTTGACTGGCGTAATGAAACAACTCCGTGACAACGGTGCGCTAGAATCCTTGGGCATAAAACGCTAAGGAGAAACATGACAAAAGCACAGGAATTGGCACAAGAAATAAACGAATTATTGGGAAGCAACACGGTTATTTTCGGCAACGACAAAAGGTTGAAGGTTGAATACATCCCCACTGGAGTTTTGCCGATTGACCATTTGTTGAATGGTGGCATTCCCAAAGGCAGATTCACGGAATTGTTCGGTGCTTACAGCACTCTCAAATCGTATATCGGTCTTTCAACCATCGCACAATCGCAGAAGAGTGGTGGCGTTTGCGCATTGATTGATACCGAACACGCATACGACCCGAAATGGGCGGAATCGCTGGGAGTTGATACAGATGCCCTGATTTATCAAGCACCCGACACGGGAGAAGAAGCCATTGATACATCAGAAACATTGATTCGCAACGGAGTTGATTTGATTGTGTGGGATTCTGTAGCGGCTACTTTGCCACAAGCAGAAAGCGCAAAACGAATGTCAAAAGAGTCGGTGCAACCAGCAAGGTTGGCGGCACTTATGTCGTTGGGAATGCGCAAACTTACATCTGCCAATCGCAACACGGCAGTCATGTTCATCAATCAAACACGAATGAGTGTCGGCGTTATGTTTGGCGACCCTGAAGTTGTCGCTGGCGGAAAAGCGTTGCCGTATTATGCCTCGTATCGCATATCGCTACGCAAGGCAGGAAAAGTGAAGGAGACAACCGATGGTTACGACGAAGAAGGACATAAAACAAAAATCAACTCCATCACTGGAATAAAAATTCGTGCAACTTTGGAAAAAAGCAAGTTGTCAGTGCCATCAAAAGAGTCGGTTTTTACATTTGATTTGCTTCAGGGCAAAGTGGATGAAATCGGCTATCTAATTTCTTGTGGGTTGCTCAATCAAATTATCAAGCATGAAGGCAGGTCGTGGTGGATATACGAAAACGAAAAACAAATAGGGCTGGACAAGTTTCGTGGATACTTGGAATCCAATCCGAAAATTCAGGAAAGCATCAGAGAAAGTCTCATTCAGAACCAAGATGGAAAACAAGAACAAGGCAAGAAGAGGGCAGAAAAACGGAAAAAACCATAGCAAAAAAAAGAAACGCAAAGGTGCATCCTGCATCGGGGGCTTTGCGAATAAAACACGATGCTTCTGACAAGGAGACAATTTATGAAATCAAAGATGCCAACAAAATATATTCGCTCAAAGGAAAAGAATTGCTGGCACTTTGGAAACGCGGCGCATTGGAATTGAAAGAGCCAGTGTTCGTTGTTTATTTCACCGATTCAGATATCACCGCAACAATAACCATCAAGAGAGGCAAGCAATGAAGTTAAAACAGGCAGTTCGTTTTGCGAAGATGAATTCACGCATCACGCCCAAACTCGCACCATGGCTAGTAAACAACCCGAATGGCGTTCACATCACGAGTTCTGATATATACAATCGTATATCAAGTATTTTGATGCCGACAGTATCCAAATCTCGTGCTGGTGCTTTTCACCCGTCACAGTTGTATCAGTGTCAAAGGGCGCAGGTGTACGGCTATCACGATGCGCCATCGCTCGCCAAGTACGACCCCGTTCTTCAGAATCTTTTCAACGATGGTCACTTTCGGCATTTGCGTTGGCAAATCATGTTGTTGGAATCGGGCATCATCACCGACATTGAAGTGCCAGTTTATTCGGAAAAATATCGGATTGAAGGCTCAATGGATGGCGTGAACAAAAACGAACAATGGATGTTTGAACTCAAAGGCACGAGCCAGTTTCGGCAAATACAAATCAAAGGTGCTTTGCCCGCACACATCAAACAGGTTCACGCCTATTTGCTGGCGAGTGATTTGAACGAAGCGGTAATCGTCTATGAATGCAAATCAACACAACAATGGCAGGAAATTTCAGTTCAAAAAGACCCGAACATAATCAAAGAAATCTTGGAAATACTTGAATCTCTCAACGATGCAATTACAAACAACTACTTACCTGAAAGGCTAGAAGACTGTGAAAACAAAACTGGTACGACATTCAACTCGTGCGCATATTCGCAAATCTGTCACGGGTGCAACACCCCAAGCGACATCGTTGCGTTCCGTTCATCTAAATAGCGGCATCCCAGCAATTCAAGAGTTGCGAAAAGAACTTGACGGATATGTTGAAGTTTTGATGGGTCGGGTAGAACCACCGATTGACAACGCCGAAATGACCCTGATGGAATATGCAAACGCCGTTTACAGTCGTGCAATGGAATTGACGATGCTTCTGCAAAGAGCAGAATCCGAAGGTTCGGTTTTGAAAAATAGCAGGTTCTACAAGTTTCGCACTGGCGAGTTGCGAACATTCACGGAAATGGCTTTACGGGCTATTGAATTGGGCAGTAGGCGTGTAACTTGGGCGCAACTGGACTATTCTATGGCTCATGGGTGACAGCACTCTAAAATTTTTTCGCCACCAAAACTCTTCGCAGAACCATGTGGTTGTCGGCATTGACCCAGCATCCACGCATATCGCCTTTGTAATTCTCTACAAAGAACATTTTCGTGTTAAAGTGAGCAAGAACCTTGGCAAAAGCGGGCCTCAAGCCTGCCATAACGCAAGGTTGTTGACATTGGAAATGATTGATGAAACAAAAGCATGGTTGAACAAAAAAGATTCGGAGTTGCCGATTCACTGTTTCTACGAACTGCCAGTTTTAGGGCGTGGTGGCGTTCGTTCAACCATGGTGCAGTGCTTCACATCGGGCGCGGTTCAGGCGGCGTTGCATGAGAGGGAATGTCCGACATACCCAGTCAATGTCTCAACATGGAAAAAAGCAGTTGTCGGCAAAGGAAACGCAGACAAAGTTCAAGTCGCAGAGCATTTACGACACAGATGGAATGCTCTCTACAGTTCAGCATCAGGAAATCAAGATGTCTATGACGCTTCCTCCATTGCCATCTATGGCAGACAATTTCTTGAACAGAGAATGGCGTAAATACGCACTATGTAAAGGCAAAACGCCACTTTTTTTCAGACACCGTTGCAGTATCAGGTGCGCAAAGCACAAAAAAGGTTGTGACCGTGTTAGGGTGGTGAGAGATTGCAAGGCGATTTGCGCAAGTTGTCCAGTGCTAGAGCATTGTAGAACTTGGGCGATTGAGACAAATTTGCTCAAAGGTGTTGCTGGTGGTCAAACTGAAAGTGAAAGAAAAGAAGCGATAAAATTAATCAAAGGAGAAAATTATGACGAAGAATACACAGACGATTATTGCTAACGAGACTGTGCTAGTGCCTGTTTCAAGTTTAAGAGGGTACGACAAAAATCCAAGAAAAGGCAATGTAAAGGCGATTGCAGAGTCGCTTGAAATAAACAAGCAATACCGCCCGATTGTCGTTCAAAAATCCACGCATAAAATTCTTGCTGGCAACCATACATGGATTGCCGCAAAATCTCTTGGTTGGAAACAAATCGCAGTCGTGTTTGTGGATGTTGACGATGTTGCCGCCAAGCGAATCGTTCTCGCAGACAACAAAACGAACGACTTGGCAGACTATGACGGGCAAATTCTTGCCGAGTTGTTGCGTGACTTAGGCACTGCCGATGGTACTGGATACTCAAGTTCCGACATGGATGCAATTCTTAATGCAACTGCCGCAGATGTTGAGCAAGTTATTTGGGCATCAAACAACGCAGGAGAAGAAACTCTTTCGCAAAACGACCCGTTGTTGTCGGTTGGGCTGGGAGAAACTGCAACAGCAAATCGCAATGATGAAGGCTCGGTTGATTTTGGTGAGCCAGACGAAGGCGAAAACATTGAGAACAAGCCAGATGATTTGACTGGCGTTTATACCCTAAAAGACGACCTTGTATTTTCAGGTGCTACATTTTGGGAAATACCGTATTTGCGTGAAGATATGATGATTGAAGAATTGCCACAACCATTGCACACTTGGGCAGGAAGCGCAACAAGAGAAATGGATTGGGATGGCTACTGGCTTTACAACTGGGGTGTTGACAGCACTTCTGGCATGAAAGACCTAAGCAAAATTTTTCTTTCGTTTTATTGTTGGGATGAATACATTGAACCATGGTGGGATAATGTCGTAAGCCACATGAGCAAGGTGCTTCACGCCAAAATTAAATACGCAATCACGCCAAACTTCACGCCAAACGATATGCCAAGAGCATTATCTTTGTATCAACTGTATCGCTCACGATGGATTGGTCGCTACCTGCAAGAAATTGGTGTGCGTGTAATGCCCGACCTTCAGATTCGTGAAGATGAAGAGTTCCTTAAACTTGCGGCAAAAACCTATCCAAAGCGTTTACCATGGGCATCAATTCAAACTCAAAATTTGGTTGGTACGCAACGAACGAACGCATCAATCACTCCTGAAGAAGCGAAGATGCATCTTGAATGGACTAAGAAATCGGTTGAAGTTGCGAACCCTGAAAATCTTTTGATATACAGCCATCCGAAAGACCACGACCAGTTTCAAGAATTATTCGGAAAAGACAGAAATGTTGTTTGCATTCCGACACGACTTTATTATCTTTCAATCAAGACAAAAAACGACAAGAAAGCCCCCGACAGGCTGTAAGCATTGGCGCATTGATTTATCTTTACGCCAATGGATTTGGCGCATATTGTGTGTCTTGCAATATCCAAACAAGCAAATCGGAGAAAGTAATGTCAATCAAAATGTTTGACATCGTTGCTCTTAGCGACGATGCAGTAGTAATCAACGGCGCAGGTGGCACAACTGGCCCGACAGGTGGTCGTGGTCGTGGCAAGAAGGGTCGTCGTGGCGGCGCAAAGAAAGCCAAGAAGAAGCGTGGCAAAGTCGGTGGCGCAAAGAAGAAAGGCGCAAAGAAAGCCAAAAACAAACAGCGTTAAGCCTTAGCGAAATACGCTAGGTAAAAGCCTCACTGCAATAAAATGCAGTGGGGTTTTTGCTTTTGTGGGCTTGATTATGCTAGTTTCTGCTACGATTTGTATTTGGAGGCTTAGTGGCAAGCGATAAAGGGCTGTTTAGAGAGGCTGGTTCTACTGGATTACGCCGTTCAAACGGCTATGTTTACGAAGAGTTTTTGCCACAACTGCAAGGCTATCGGGCGATTCAGACCTACCGTGAAATGCGTGATAACGACCCTGTGGTTGGCGCAATTCTGTATGCGATTGACAAACTTGTTCGCCAAGTTTCATGGCGGGTGCAACCTGCTTCTTCGGCGCAAGAAGACGAACGAGCGGCTAAATTCGTTGAATCCTGCCTTCAGGATATGTCAACTTCTTGGGAGGATTTGGTCAGCGAAATCTTGTCAATGCTCACATACGGTTTTTCGTATCACGAAATTGTTTACAAGAAAAGAATCGGCCCCGATACTGAAAGTAGCGAAACGCGCTCAAAATATACCGATGGTTTGATTGGCTGGCGCAAAATTCCGATTAGAGCGCAAGATACACGCCAATACTGGGAGTTTGATGACGCTGGTGGCATTACAGCCATGGTGCAGTCTTCTCCACCCGACTTCACCCTGAAGACAATTCCGATTGGCAAGGCTCTTTTGTTCAGAACTACTTCGGATAAGAACAATCCCGAAGGGCGGTCTATTCTGCGAAACGCCTACCGACCATGGTATTTCAAGCGCAGAATTGAAGAGATTGAAGCAATCGGCGTTGAGCGAGATTTGGCTGGATTTCCAGTCATGTATGTTGACCCCGACATCATGCGCACCGATGCGCCTGCGGTACAACAAGCGATTTATGAGGATTACAAGTCTGCGATTCGCAACATTCGCCGTGACCAACAAGAAGGCATGATTCTCCCTGCGATTTATGACGACAAAAACAACCTGATGTATCGCATGGAACTCATTTCGGCTGGTGGAAACAGAACTTTTGACACCAACACGATTATCACAAGATACGACCAAAGAATCGCCACGAGCGTTTTGGCGGATTTTATTTTGCTTGGTCAGGCCGCCAATGGCAGTTACGCCCTGTCTTCCGACAAAACAAATCTGTTTTCAATATCTCTGCGGTGCTGGCTTGAAAGCATTCGGTCAGTTTTCAACGAACACGCCATACCGAGACTTTTCAAGGTCAATGGTTTTCAGTTAAAAAAGTTGCCCACGCTTGAATATGGCGACATTGAATCGCCACCATTGGGCGAACTCGGAAACTACATCCAAGTTCTTGCAGGTTCGGGAGTTCCGTTGTTTCCAGATGATGCGCTTGAAAACCACCTGCGAGCCATCGCCAAATTGCCCGAAAAACGCCAAAATGCCAAGGGTGATATGGCTACACAACAACCACAGGCTCAACCAAAACCAGCGCAAAAAGAAGCACCAGCGCAAGAGCCTAGCGTCACAACAAATCCTGAAAATATGGAAAAGATTGCGCAAGAATTAAGCGAAGAGTGATATGCCAAGGGCAAAATCTCTCAGTGGTCAATCGCTCGCAGATGCGATTTACGAAGTAACCGACAAACTGGAAGCCCAGTTCGCCGCAGAATTTATTTTGATGATGCGCAAACTTTC